ATGGGGTAAGAGACTTAGCCAAAGCGGGGTAAAGTGGGAAAAGGATCCATGCAATCTGGCAATCTACCGGCGGATTCAGGTCAGGGAGCAGGAGATCCGCCGCCGGCCCAACCTCACAGCGGAGGACCGGGCTACCCTGACGCAACTGCGGGAGGCGAAGCTGTTAATCCAGAGCCACCGGGTTTGGCAGGCGAACCGAATCAAAGCGCAGAAGATTCGCCGTTATCTCGGCCCGAAGTACACGGAGTTGCCCCTGCCGCCGAACCCGCTCACCCGAAAGGCGTGGCGAAAACTCCTCGGCGCACCAATGCGGACTGTGTGCGGGCGCTCGAGCTCGCTGGTTATGATTACAACGTAGCGGCGATGGCGCTGGCGATGGACGTCAGTAGCCTGCGCCAGCGGGTCAAGGGCATGTCCGAGGCGGAGAAGTCGTTCACGCTGATTGAACCCGACATCCCGACCCGGATCTCAACCATGATGCGGGAGCGCGATGAGAACATTCCCACCCCGCTGGAGGAATCTTTAGGCGAGCAAATAATCCGGATGAACCGCCAGATCCTGCGCGACGGTCTTAGTCGCGCGGGAATCAAGCCGGCGACGATTGAGAAACTGAAGGCCTTCGATGGATTCGCGAGCTCCGCCGGCGACTTCCTCCTGGCCTCGCTCGATCTGTCCCACCGCTCGATGGTGTACCTGATGGTGACGCTGTTGGAGCAGGCCGACCAGATTAAGAAGGACTACCTTGATACTAGCTCCGATGGCAGTGGCAGGATCATAGACGAGGAGACCAGGCTCGGCTGGCAGGACGCGTACACCGACATCGTCGACCAGGTGGGCCGGTGTTACGACCGGACGCTCGTCGGCACGCAGGCGATGGCGCGGATGCTGGGCACCGACAAGGGCGACAAGAAGGCGAAGAAGCCCGGTTTCAAGGCGCTGCGGCGCGTCGAGGAGGCGCTCGGGAAAAATGGTAAAGCTCCACGCAAACCTGTTTGAGGAGCTGGGGAAGAAGGTCATCGCACCGCCGGAGCCGCCGCCTCCGCCCAAGAGAAAGGAAACCGACGAGGGCTGGGAACCCATCCTCGGCCCGGCGCAGCAGGAGTCGTTCGATTCCACCGCCCGCTACATTCTCTGCCACGGCGAGAAGGGTTCGGGGAAAACGATCGGATTGTTACACAAACTGGTCCGGCACTGCTAAGAAAACGAGAACGCGCTCGCGATCATTCTGGTGCGGATCAAGTCGATGGCGACCAAGGGCGGCGCCTGGGACAAACTCATGGGTCACGTGCTGCCGCGGTGGAAGGACGGCAACCGCGACGAGCAGGGCAACCGCATTGATGAGGGCCTCGATCTCGAATACACCGACGTCAAGTTCGACAGCCAGCACAACGAGTACATCTGGATCTCCAACGCGCACGGCAGCTGGTCGATGGTCGTGCTGGTCTCCGCGCCGCACGCCAATCAGCTGCGTGACCGGATGCGCGGGTACGAACCGTCGATTGCGCTGGTGGATGAACTGACCAGCTGCGACAGCATCGAGTACCTGCGCGCGGTCGCGATCCAGATCGGCCGGCGTGAACATATCCAGGGCCCGCAGCAGTACATGGCGGCCTGCAATCCCGAAGGCCCGTCGCACTGGGTCTACAAGACATGGTTTGAGGAGGCGTTCGATCCGATCAGCGGCGAGTGGGACCCGGATTACCACAAGATCCACGTTCCGATTGAGGAGAACGAAAAAAATCTGCCGCCCGGTTACCTCGAAAATCTGCGGAAGTTGTACCGCAACGATCCGGTCGAGGCCGCGCGCATGCTCAGCGGCGAATGGATCGATCGGATTAGCGGTGACGCGCTGTTCGCCGACATCTTCGTCGCGGTCATCCATGTGCGGCCGCCGCTCCCGACTCTGGAGCGGCTCCTGCCGGTGAAGGACTATCCCATCCTCGTGGGCTTGGATCCCGGCGCGGCCAACAACGCGTTCTCCTTCCTGCAATGGTTACCCATCGACGGAATCATGAAATGGCTGCTCTTCGATGAGATCGTCTACACCCAGCGCCGCATTCGCTATGACATCCTGGTCCCGACCTTCCTGCGCCGGCTGAAGTTCTGGAACGATCTGATGTATCCCGAGGGCAACAAACGTTTCTCGGTCGTGTACATCGCGGATAGTTCCGCCTTCAACCAGTTCCGGGCGTCCCAGGGCAGCTTCGATGTGCTCGACTTCGAACGCATCGCGAACGAACCGAAGGGGACGCTGCCCCCGCTGTACAAGCAGCTCGGGCTGCAGCGCATGAAAGTGGAACAGGCGCCGAAGTTTCAGGGTTCGAAGATTGCCCGCACCCGCCGGGTGATGGATCTCCTGGGCGCGAACGAATTCATCATCTCGGCCGGCTGCGTCTGCCACATCGAGATGTTCAACAAGCTCGAGTCGGAACCGCAGAAAGCCAACCAGCCTTTTGATCACGACCTGGCCATGACCCCGCGGCGTTCGATCCATATCCACTGCTACGATTCGGTGTGCAACCCGATCCTCACCTCGGCGATCAGCCCGCAATTACTGACGCCGCGGCCGGATGCGACGCAGCAGATGTTCCGGATTGGGTCTTGACTGGGGATTTTGTTACCTAAAAAGCAGGGTACATGGACCCTAAAACGCAGCAGCTCGTGATCGATCTCGAGCGCAACGAGGACCTGGCCAAGCTGGTGGCGGACCTCGAACCGGGTGACACGTTGAACGCCACGCTCTCCATCGTGGCGAAAAACGACAGCTCTCTCACCGTGGAAATTGACGAAGTGACCGACGAAAGCGGCGACGATGGCAGCGACGAGGAGGAAGAGGAGCCCTCCCCGGATTCGGAAGCGGAGTACACCCCCGCCATGAAGGTGATGAATGGAAAGAGCGGTTAAACGACAGCTGCGCGGCCTACATCCGACGCGATTGCTGCCGAACCGGGGCAGTCCGCTCGTGACCCCGGCCAGTCTCAATATCGACCTCCACTATGCGCGCCTCGGGATCAAAACTCGCTGGACCTGGGAGCGCTTTATCCGCCTGGCCGGCTTCCTCAATTATACCCCGGCCGAACTGGCTTCGGTCATCTGCCTCAGTCACCGGACGATGGCGGTGTGTCAGAAACAGAACTGGTTTTCCGGCCCCGCCGCCCTGCTCCTGACGCTACTCGAGGCGCGCGTGGCGGCCGACTACTTGCCTGATGTGATCAAAGACCCCTTTCAATTCCATGATTCACCGCAAGGTTCTTGAGCATACCGGCTGTACCAGCGCTCGACTGCGGGAGATTTTCACTTCCACCAGCGGAGAGAATCATAAGATCCGAAAGCGTTTCGAAGATCGGATCATGTCGCGGATCACCAGCGGCATTCAATCCTGCGCGAAGAACGCGCCCATCTGGCAGGCCGTCGACATCGCGATGGACTCGACGCCCATCCAGAAGGAAACGATTCCGCTCTTACTGTGGGCCCAGGGCAAAATCACCAACCAGGCGCTCGTCCAACAAATCAAGGCCTGCGGCACGACGGCGGGCTGCGTGACCGAAGTGGAAGTGAAGGATGCGGCGGGAGTCGTGACCGGCCGGGAGTTGAAAATCGACATGCCGCGTCTGTACGAAGCGTCGATTAACCTCATCCGCTCGTACGTGACGCGCCGGCTCGCCTCGCAGACCGCGCGCTTTTCCAACCTGTGGCCCTATTTCAAATACGAACCGCGCGGCGTCGACCTGGTGGCGAAACTGCGCGCCGATGCGCTCTCCGAGCGAGTCGATGTGATGGCCAACCAGTATAACTACCGCCATTTTTTCCCGCAGACCTTCCGGCAGCACTTCATGTATTCGCGCTCCGTCGTTTTTCCGCGGTGCGCCTTCGATCGCGTCACCGGCTGGCGGGCGAAAGACATCACCCGGGCGGTGGGGGAATTGGAAATCGAGTCCTACACCGAACGCGAGGGATTGGATCTGGTGGCGCCGCACATCAACCGGGTTTTCTGGGACCGCTCCGCCTCCCTGGCCAACATCAACTGCGATAATGGACCCGGTTACATGGCCTACTGGGACCTCATCCCGTATCGCACGATTTGTGACGGCGAGTACTACAACAAGTACGAGGTCGCGATCGGGGAAGAGCTCACCGACACCTTCGCCAAGTACGGTAATTTCTTCGGGTATTATTTCGATCCGTGCGTGCTCAAGTGGCCGGACATGAAAGTGGATCCCAGCGCGGCCAACGACCGCACGCGCAACATGGGGACCTACGGCCTCGAGGAAAAGGACAAGGGCTGTTTGGTCGTCCAGTACTTCGAAAAAATTAATCCGAAACGGGAATGCATTGCCGAGCTGCCGCTCGATGTGTGGGTCCGGTTCGGCGTCGCCGGCGATCGCACCGTGGTGGCCGCCGAATTCATGACTTCGATCCCGGCCGCGTACGGCGGGCTCAACGAGAATGATGACCGGGAAGTGAATCCCAGCATGGCCACGGAGCTCATGGCCTATCAGGACCAGCTCACGAATATCTTTTCGCAGATGCTGATGAACATCCGCGCTGGGATGCTGCAGATTTGGGCGATCGATCAGGATGCGCTGGAGCCGGACATGCAGGAGCACATCAAACGCACGATGAAGGCGAAGGACTACTACTCCGAACCGCAGGCCTTCTTCTATTCCGGCGAAAAATTGCGCAGTCTGGGGATTCAGAATCCGGCCGACGCGCCGAAGGCGTTCCTCTCGATCATCCAGGCGGAAGTGCAGACCTCGATCGAGGTTTCGATGAAGGCGATCGGCCAAT